TCAGTTTGACAAATTGATTCTTTTTTGCCGAAACGACGAGACCCTTTTCCATAGACTCATCTGGGAAACATATATGTTGCCCGGTGAACGTTTGTACAGAGGATGACTCGGCATAGATTTTGTCTCGCACATCCAAAGCAGACCGTGGTGCTTGACCATTGCCCAAATTGATACCCACTAGGGTGTTTTTGAAATTCGTGACGTGGTATGAATCACCTCTACCCATATCGTAGAGGATCTTGACGTCTCCGGCCGTGAGGGCTGTGTTGTATATTTTGGGGTTGGATATAAGCCCGTCAAACGCGTCAGTCGTCACACCGGTAAATCCACCACCAACTGATAAGTATTTCGTACCACTTCCGATGTTTTGTGTTCGATTACTACCAGAGTAGGTTTTACTTGTAATCAAAACACCATCTAAATATAAATCATATGTGTCCACGGTACACACACCGGTCGCTACCTTCACGGCTGCGATGTGATGCCATGTATTCGGTGTGATAACCCCATTTGGACTCTTCACATGATCACCACCAATGCTAGCTTGGAAACCGTACGATGTGTTGATAGATGCAGCTCCTATAGTCGACACCCCCCAATGACTCCCAAAAGTTAACAGCGCAGAGGTTACACTTATGGACGGTTCAACATTTACCCATCCAACCATGCTATAAATTGCATCTCCACTCGGAATTCCAGAAGCACCCGATTTATATATATAAGTGGCACCCTGACCATCAAATTTAAACGCCTTATCACCTATGCTATAATACGCATCTCCTCTCAGTGTTCCATCATTCCCCATCTCCGAAGTGTCTTTGACTGTAGTCAAACCTGTAGGGTTCGTGGACGTGTCAAATTCCACTACCAATTTATGACGCTTAGGCACGGCGTGACGTGTATCCGTCACTGATGGACCTATGGAAGGTACCGTGAGGTTCTTGGTGAGGGTCAGTTGGCCATCGTGGAGGACGGATTGTTTCGGGGGTAATTGTTCGCGGTATCCGAAGTAGCGGAGTTGTCGTATGTTGGTGTATAAAGTTGTACTTGACAACGCATGGTTGGCTACTTGAACCTGAAACGCTATATATTTGTAAGCTTTTACTGCATTTATTTGTATTTTTTGTGGATACTGACCATCTTCATTGTCTTTGATAGTCGCACCAAAGTCAAGATTTGAATATTCGGTTAACTCTTCCCATACCGAATCGATACCATTTTTACCCCAAATTTTTCCATTTTTGGGAGGATTGGAATAACTCACTGTGACACTGTTCGCACCACGTGGGTAAACCAAAACATTTTTCATTTTCACTCTATACGGCATCTCTAAAATGAGATATTCACCAGCTTCTCCATTTATAGAACTAATTCCAGTAGATGTTCCATCGGTATTATATCTATCGGGGTCAGATATCCATACATTACCGTTTCCAGAAACACCATATATCCCATCAAACGCTTTCCACCCTTCCTGTCCGCTACTCTGAAACGATGACTCTTTTACACAAAATTCCCCATGACCCTCAAAAGACGTCTTATACCCAGCTAAAGGTTTCGGTGGGAACACTTGAAGTCCATACGTCGTCGGATCGGGTTCATCCGCCACACTCAAGGATCCTTGGGGTGCATCCGTGCCTATCCCTAATTTTCCTTGTTGAAGAACCATCTGCGGCTTCGCGCGCCCGAACTCCTCCTTTTGGGCGTTCCATATTTCGTTCACTTGGTCCTCCCCAATAAACTTATCGTAGACCCTAAAGTTGGCGACCTTATCGATGTTCCCACCACCGATCTGGATGGGGATGGAGTCGACACCTGTTCCGTAGAATTCTAAGTCCGCTACCGCAGCCCTCTCTGCGTATGTTGTCTGGTTCGCCGTGTATAAAGTAAGCCAAATTAAACGATGAATTTTGTAATATCCAGGAGTCGAATTAGAACCAGAATCTATAGCTAAAGTTGTTGAACTACCTGCGGTATAGGACGCGGGAGTTCCATCAGCGGTAACATCAAACAACTTTATTTCAGTCCACGTAGAACCATCATCGTTAGAACCTACTAAAACACCCGTCGCAGGGGAACGTTCCTGACCATACGTCGCAATAGGTGTAAACTTCATCGTTTTAACCCGAATTTTATGCGGTGATTCTAACTGAACCCAATCTCCAACTCTCGGTTGTGCATCAGTAGCGGTCGTCTCACCTGCATTATGAGTATACACCCCTCCACCCGAATTGCTATATCTTCCAGCATTAATCTGCCAGTCGTTTGTTATATCTCCATCAAACGCTTTAAATACTGCATGGTTTCCGTTTGTGTGAGTTCCACTCGCACTCGCCACATACCCCCTTTGGGCCGGGCCAGTTAGGGCCACGTGCGGATACTTGAGAACGTTGGTGGGATCGGGAAGGCGGACCAGGTCATTCTCGCGGTGGCCGTAGATCCGTACCTGTTGCGCACTTATATATTGATTACCATTAACATTTGTCGTGATTATTCTAATATATTTATATGCGATTTGGGAAATATTCCCACTCGCGAGTATTGGATTTTGTTGTCCGGTAGTACCAGTTACACTCATAAATTCGTAAATTTGTTCCCATGTTACCCCATTATTGCTACCAGCAACAAAACCCGCGCGTGGCATACCATCTCCTGCTCGTGGTTGCCATGTTATATAAGCTACTTTTAGTTTATGTGGTAATTCAAGTTGTAACCATACACCTGTGCGATTTGTACCACCTACATTCGTTACGAACGCACCTCCTGACCTAAGGGTTTGGAACACACCATTATTTACAGCAAACGCTGCAGGCTTACTCGACCAGTATCCAGTCCCTGACCCCGTGTTTGTATCATTGTCAAAGGCTTCCCATGCACGATAATTAGGATCTCCTCCACCCGGTACATCATATTCCTCGACCGCACTCACCACATACCCACCTTGTGAGTGCACAGTCATCGCGAACGGTGGGTAGTCCCCGAAGGTATCTTCGGCTTGGTCTTCGGCCACCTTACGTCCATCGAGGTAGGTTACTCGGGAGCCACCTTCACCTTGGTACGCGTAGGTCAGGTTGTGCCACGTGTTCGATTGGAGGTCGAGGTTGACGGAATCCAACTTTTCTTGATCCGAAACAGAAAAAACGCACGTATTTGAAACGTTGGCCTCCAAATTAGAAGAATTAAACCACACGGAGACCGCGTGGGGTTGGTCACCTTCCAAAAAAGTGTTGGCCTCCACGGAAAGGTTAGAGGTTAGGGTTCCGTTAAGGGTCCAATATTTACCGTCGGTGACATACGTCGCTTGGTTCCCCCCCGAAGGGTCGGCGCCACCGGAAATTTGGTTTGCGCCGAGTTGGCCAGCATTACCATCGACGAGGACTTGGACACCCGTCAATTGTGGGTTATTGAACCGGGACTTAAAGGTCGTATCGACCGAATGGTCACCTGTGGGTGGATCTTCTTCGTAGCCGTAGTATTCGAGTTCGGGAATACATAAATACCCATCAGTACCCAACGCAAATGTTTTTGTTACAATAAATGCGTAGTATTTATAATAATTGTTTGTGGTTACGTTAAAAGAAGCTGTCTGTGATGCACCTGTAAATCCAGAATTTGCGAAGGTATGTAACCACACCCAATCTGAATCATTATCACTTCCCCATACTTGCCCGGCTTCTGCCGATTGTGTCCAATTTGAGGTATTCCTTGAGGTGAAAGCATATTTATTCAACTTAATTTTATTTGGGAGTTTTAGTTTTAACCATTCACCATAGGGAGTCGAGTCAGAAGCTGATAATCTTGAGGCGGTCGTATTAGCGTTACCGTCGTTATCGTAATTTATATTATTTATTAACATTCCTGTCTCACTGGTAATTCCGTTAAAAGCTTTCCAAATCGGATTGGCATCGCCGTCGGGGTCTTGAGACCAACTCGCACTCACCGTATACCCCGCTTGAACGTACGTATTCGTCGACTCATTAGAGTCAAACTTCCCACTCTCAAAAGCAATCTCCGGGTACTTTTTTAAGGTCGGTGCGACCCGTCCGTGCGGACCCGAAACGTCCGTGATCACGTTAGAATTATGCTGGATACCTTTCGTCTGGATTCGTCCTGTGGTCGTATCGATGAATGAACTCGACGTACCCACGAACGATATCTTATTTGCGTTTCGAATCTCTAGAGTATCTAGGACCGATTCGAACGACATATCTACTATTGAGGGAGGTTTTTTTAAACGAAAAAGTCCGGAGGACTTTGTTTGATACGAGTGGCGGAGCCACTCGGGATGTTTTTCTTGCAAAGTGGGTTGCACTTTGGAGGAAATGTTTATTGAGGAGGGGTGGGCCAAACCGGGTTCTCCGGATCTTCCGTCGCTGTGGGGAGATCGCGGAGGGCTTGCATATAATCACGCCACACCTTAGGTACGACTTTTTGTGTAGAATACGCTTTAAGAGTAACCCAATCCACGTCGGCGAGGCGTTTGTTCCGTTCGGTGCGGAATTCTTTAAATTTCTTAGTGTTGAGAACTGTGGGCCAAAAATTTTCTAATTCTTCTAAAGTTGGTTTAGGAACGCTATTCACAGATTCCCATACTAAAGTGTCATAGTCGTTATTCGTCAAATTCCACTGTTGTTCGGGATAACGATCGACTAAAATTGACGCTATATCCATTACATATGCAATAGAAATTTATCACTGTTGGATTTCGATGAGAGTGAGTGTAGACACACCCGTCAAACGATTTGCATCCCCTGTATTGGAAGTGTAATTAATATACCAACTCTGACTCGGCGCGACCCCGCGATTTCTAACTTCAACTGTATACTCGATTGATCCGGTTCCCATGTTCGAATCGTCTAAATAACTGAAACCAATATTCCCTAGGAAATATGATGGTCTATCGTAATTTAACATAGCAAATGATGTCTTAGCGGCACTTCCAACACTTCCCTCTTGTTTCGCGATAACCGTTCCGTCTCTTTTTACATTACCTTGAAAATACGCATCGGAGGCGGCCGACCAAAACAAGTTTAAGAGAACCAGTATTTTACTACCAGGTCTTTTAGGTGTTATTCTGGTTGTGAGTCCAGGTAACGTAGTGAATGAATTCGAGCTTCCGGACGTTATTCCGTTAAATGTGGTACTCTGCACTTGTATAATACCTGGACCAAATAGATCACCCCTCACGTCCAAAGCCGCCCTAGGCTCTGAGGTCCCGATCCCCAAACGCCCCGCCTTGAGAGTCATGTTGTTGGTACTATGTCCAAAGTCCTCCTTCTGGTAGGCATAGAGTTGGTAGATCTCGTCGGAGGTCAGGGCACGATTGAAGAGGCGGAAGTTCGCGATGGAACCGTCACCTAATCCAATAGCAGCATACAAATAATCACCAATCGTAATTGTTCCAGTGGTAGGTAAAACCAAGGTGGAATCTACACCACCCATTGCGCCACCTACATCGACTCCGTCTATATATATTTTAGAACCAGTGAAACCACCACCACCCGCATATGTTCCAGTAATGTGATACCATCTATTTTGTTCGAAATCTAAATCTACACTTTTATCGGTACCTTGATGAAAAAATTGTAGTCTTTTGTTACTATTCAAGATATACAAACCTGTAGCAGCCCCAACCGTGTTAGTTCCTCCCGCGACTCTATAATCAAATAATAGGTTGTTTGCATTACCATTTTTCAATCGAACCCATAAAACAATAGAATGTGATTCATCACCACTCACAAATGTCACATTCTCGGCTATGATGTTACTTTTCGGACTTTGTGTAAATTCAAAAGAATTATACGTTGCATCAATTGTAATATTATTTGCAGTTGCGGTAATATCGTTACCCGATTTATCTATGATAGAAGTTGGTGTACCCGTATAGTCCTTCGCATCATAGTAGACCTCCAACCAATCCGTGTTGGGAACGTTAGGGTATGACTTTACGGTCACATCAGTTCCGTGTGCCTCGGGGTCGTATTCGGGGGTGCCGTAATATTCCATCTGTCCAATACCAGCGAATCCACTCGCATGTGTTAAAGAAGTTGGTTGGACTATAAAATATTTATAATAATTCGTCGTATCTGTACTTAATATGACTAAGGGGACGATATCTGTGTATGTAGAAAGATTACCACTGGATATACCACTCACAGAAATTTCTCCTATTTGTGTCCAATTCGTATCATCAATACTCCCGTATATGTAACCAGCGTCTATTCTCTCTGTATTTGCAGCATTGCGTCCATATAGTCGAGCTTCACTCAGCTTTATTTTATGTGGGAGTTCAAGTTTCAACCAGGCACCATCTCTAGAACCAACACCACCAGTTATTCCGGATAATGAATTTCCTGTTGCACTGGTAGCATTATAAGGGGATGATGTAGAATATGTAACTGGGCTATTATCGGAAAGCCAAGCACCAAAATCATTTGCAATACTACCATCAAAAGGTTTCCATAACTGATAATAACTATTAGTTCCATCCTCATAATTACTACTCGCACTCGCCACGTACCCGGTCGGCGCAGAAGCTCCGGTCATAGCCACCCTCGGAAATTTCATAAGCTTCTTTGACCTGGGAAACTCCGTGACGACGTTGGAATTGAGTTTGATTGATGCTGTGTTTGAGGTATGGAGCATGTTCACGTTTGAGACCACGTTCAAGTCTGAAACGTTCCCAGTTATGAGTGCATCCCCCACCACATGTAAATTAGACGTGGGTCCGCCACTGTCAACCCCGACCCCGAGACTTCCTGTGGTCGTGTCGATCACCGTATTTGATGAAGCCCCGACGAACGTGACTTTACTGACTTGTTTATAGTCTAAAGTTCCGTGAGGTGTTCCTATAGGCATATCTATTATTGGTGGAGGTTTTTTTAAACGAAAAAGTCCGGAGGACGGGACAAGTGCTTCGCACTTGGAACTTGGGTTCTTGCAAAGTGGGACTCAGTCCACTTTGGAGGAAAGGTTTAGAATTTAAGGTTTGGGGTATTTATCTTTTATTTCTTTAATTTTATTTTTCCAAACCTCTAGACCTTGGTGATATATCATATCCAATTGTTCCTCTAATGGTGGATACTCCTTTCTTCTCCATACGTTTTTATTAAAGTTTAACATACTCGTATACATGTGATCATCAGAATACTTTACCTTACTTGCATCCTTTTCTTCTTGAGTACCATTTATCCATGTGATATAATCATCCTGATTACTCATTTATGATTAATAAATATTATATTTAGCTTGCATATGACGTTTAAGCGACTCTATTTCGGAATCGCTTAATTCTCGATTATACACAATCATTTCAGCAAATTCCCAATTACAGGGTTCATACGTACCACCTCCTATACATATACGGTCAAACT